ATGGCTACAGTTAAAATAATCATCCTCAAGCATCAAAGGCGAGAAGATAATACCTGGAATGTGAAGATACGGATTACGCACGAACGTCAATCTTCATATATTGCGACCACTCACTATGTGGGAAGTGAGTTGATAAACAAGAAGACTTTTGAGCTAAAAGAAAGGAATAATCCGATTTATGACCAAGTAATGCTCGATGTTCTTAAAATTAGAGCCGAACTTTCAAAATTGGGTCACTCTATTGATTTGTATTCTGCTAAAGGATTATGTGAACTGATGAAAGATAAACTTTCTAATAAGCCTGAAGGAATTAACTTCTTCGACTTTGGTTATGCTTATGCGGATAAGGTTTTGAAAGAAGGTAGGCGGATAGGGGAAAATTATCGAATTGCTATTAGCAAGTTTGAGGTATTCGTGGGAAATCGTAATTTATGTTTCTCGGATATCACATCTTCTCTCTTAATTAAATTTGAAGAAGATTTAAAGAGTCAACGGTCAAAATGTGGTATTGGAAATATTTCTGATTCCGGGGTTCGGCTTTATATGTCGAAGATACAAGCGTTATTTAATCGGGCAAAGCTTGAATATAACGATGAAGATGCCGGAATAATCCGCATTTCCAATAATCCCTTTGCTAAATACAAAATTCCAAAGCAACCGATTACAAGAAAGCGTTCTTTAACGGATGAACAGATAAGAGCTATAAAAGAGTATCGAATACCGGAAAATATGTTGGGTGTCATTATTGCCAGAGATGTGTTTCTGATGTCGTTCTTTATGGTTGGAATGAATACTGTTGATATGTTTTATTTGAATCCCCCTGTTGATAATAGATTTGAGTACGAGCGGAGGAAGACAAGAACCAGGCGGGATGATAGGGCTTTTATTTCCATTAAAGTAGAACCGGAGCTTGAGCCTTATTTGGAAAGATATAAGGATTCAGTAGGGGATAGAGCGTTTAATTTCTTTATAAGATATGCGAGCCATAAGCAATTTGTGCATAAGGTGAATCTTAATCTGAAAAAGATCGGGAATGCTTTAGGTATTCCCGATCTAACTCTTTACGCTGCGCGCCACTCTTGGGCTACAATAGCAAGGAATGACTGCGGTATTTCGATGGACGATGTAGCAACGTCATTGAATCATAAGTCTGGGTATAATGTCACAGACACTTATGTTAAAAAGGACTGGAGCAGGATTGATAAGGCAAATCGGAAGGTAATTGATTTTGTGTTCCATCCAAAAAAGAAGGACGAAGAAAAAGCCGGGGAGTGATCCCCGGCTGGCTTTACTTTCTGGTATATATCACATCTCCTAAATAGAGGCGGTTTCCTTCTATTCTATACTGTTTTGTTTCAGAATTGCCGTTTTCATATTTGACATGGTAAGTGGTTTCGGTTGCACTCCAAGTGAGCCTTAGTACATTTTCCACTTCTCCGGCGTAGGTTCCGGTCCATTTCCCTGTCCCGTCTTTTTTGAGGTCAAGATAGAAAATCTCGACATCATCATCTATGGATATCCAAGATCCGATTAACGGAGAGTTGTTGTCATCTGATTGATCGTCACTGGAACACCCGCCAAGGAGGAGGGGCAGTAATAATGTTAATGCAAATAAATACTTTTTCATTGTATATTAAAAGTTTAGATTATTTTTTATCGGTTGAATATAATAGGACTTTCAAATAAAGTTTTAACTATACTTACTTATAATTTTTTATAGTGAGGGCGAAGTGTTAATATTATGATTTACATATAATAGAATATACCTTATCGTATGAATCTAATTTCTCAGAATGTAATTCCATGTCTAATTTTTTTGTCCTTTTTGAAAAGTATTTAACTACTTTATTGTACTCTGAGCGGTAATATTCATTTCTTTCTTTATAATCTAAATTATCTTCGTCCCCATATTCTTTGATAGTCTTATTGAAGAGTTCTATCACACTTTTGTAGAACGCCTTTTGATATAACTCAAAAGCTTCCATTTTATTTCCGTTCAGGGCTTTTGTTTGAGCTTCGGTAATTAGCAAATCTTCCGGCTTGGTTTCCAGCTTTTGCTTAATGTTGTTTACGTCATTCGTCATTCCCCACACTTTAAAAAAGAGGATAATTTGTAGTACTCCGAATATAAGAAGTACGATAGTTAAAAAGTCAATCATAATTTTAGTTATTTAATTTGTTATTTTAGCCATTTTGCAACTCCACCATGATGTGAGCATGTGCCCCTACGGCTTTTGCTAAAGCTATATGTTCCGTCTCTACATAAGGCCGTTGCCCCTGGAGGTGCAGAATTATAATAGGTCGGGGATTGCACTCTTTCTCCATTTGAATTTGTATAATATTTAATGGAGCTATTACGTATAGGAGTATGGTCAATTTTATTCTTTGAAAGGTATTTTGTAGAAACATATCCTATATGGCCATTATAATTTACTGGAATCCATTTGCATTCACAATCTTCATCTACGGTAACTCGGGTGCCTTTAGGTATTTGAGTGATGATAGCGGAGGTCGTATTGGGGGCCTCTCTTAAATTTAGATTTGCCATAACATATCTTATGGTATCTTGCTGAATGGAAAGTTGGGCATTTAACAGGCAAGAAAATAAGAAAGAAAAAAATAGTATTATTCCTCTTTTCATAATCTTAGGTGTTTAGTTTGTTCTTTAATTCGTTGAATAAATCAGGATTATCTAAATCCAGGTGCATTGATTGAATTTCATAAGCTATTTTGCAGATAGACACATTAATACCCTATACATTACGAAGTCCCGTGTAGCGGATAAAGTATTGCGTTGACTATCAGTTTGATATGTTCGTTTTCTGAATTTCTTAAAACACAATCTACTATACAAATGCTGTTTTTAAGGTAGAATTGAAATGTTAATAATAAACTCTATAAATCTTTTGATTGATACGCAATCGCTATCGAGTCATGAAGATGTCTCGTGATTGTATCTTCTATTACTACATCTACGAAAAACATATCATTAGAACTTTTCTCTATGGTTCCCTTGATTCTTTTATGTTTTATATTCCATAAATACAGAACCTCGCTAACATCCACTTTTAAACTATCCTCACTTACTGTATTTTCAAACTCAGGGCTACCATATTGAGCATTAAACAAGTTCTTAACTTCATACAATTTACGTACTGAACTACTATACCCCTCCACATATTCATGAAAGACTACAGCAAAAAGCCTGTTATCATGTGTCATAATTGACACATCGTCAAATTCCACGTTTCCTATTTGCTTGTATTTTAATGGAATAACCCATTTAGAAGTGTCTTCCACGGAGATATACCCCAAATTAATCATCTCATCAAGATTCATCCCCCATTTCAAGTCTTTAAATGCTTTTATAGCTTGCTCATCAGTGTATTTATCCACTATGGAATTAATGGGAATATCCACACTCTTTTTGTTGCTATTACATCCAACTATTGCCAGTGCAGCCACCATTAAAAATAAAATCTTTTTCATTGTGCTTTAATATTTAGTTTGTTCTTTAATTTGCATTTATGCTTTCCAATATTTTTATAGATTCTCTGTATTGGTCTGCTTGTGGAATTCTTTCAAATTCCACAGTCTTATCGTAATTCTTTTTAACAACTTCTTCGATTTCATTCAGCGTAACTTTAAAAAACTCTCTTCTACTATTAATCATATTGACTTTTTTATTTTCAAAAGCTCGATGTAAGGCAGCTTCCAATTTAGGAGCGTCGTCAGAGAAAATCATAGCATGAACATCGAATTTGAAAGGTACAGAAGCATCACCTAATTCATCCACTCTTTCCATAGGGTCAAGCCTTCGAGTCATGCCTATTTTATACACATTCTCACCAAATGAGCCAATGTTAGATATAATATACACATATCCGGCTTTCTTGTTAGCCTCTCGGTAATCAATATCCTTAATTGCAACGTCAAGTTCTGTAAGGTGAGATTCTATTTCTTGTCTCTTCTCTAAAAGCACTTCTTTTTCAATCTCATCACAAGATTCAAGTTGCTTATCTAATTTCAAAAGAGCATTAGTATAGTGTCTCTGTTCTTTTTCAATATCTTTTCTTGCTTCTTCTATTTCTTTTTGAAGTTTAGCCTCTTCACGCATTTGTTCTCGGATTCGCTTTTGCTCTTCTTTTTCTTCTTGCTTCTTTTGTGCATATTCATAAGCTAATTGTAACTCATCTATTTTTAAAGACAAATATTCGTATGAAATAGAAACAGCATTCTTTGAATTCATTTTATTTAATGCCTCATAGGATTTTCGCATCTTTTCAATGAATGCTGCAATATTATTGAATTTGACTTTGCTTATTAGCATATCACATTCATCATTAAAACATCTAAGTATTTGCTTTATATTTTGATTTGTCATAACTCTGCCTTGAGCTTCGCTTCCGTTTACAGTCCAGGTCTCTGAACATGTTGCTGCTGTTTTATACAAAATCATATTCTTTTGTTCCGTCCTAACAGCGTCTAACCTGTCTTTGTACATTTCAGAGTTGGCGAAATCGTAAATCGGAGAATACATACCAAATTCTTGGAGAAGTATTGTTTCGTCAAGTTCTACAATTTCTCCTTTTTTACTTTGTATTTCTTCGGACAGCTTATCAATTTCTGATTTTAGTTGAGCTATTTCTGATTGATGGTTCTCTCTTGCTTTTTCAGCATGTTCTTCTTCAAGTCTGATTTTAGATAATATTTCATCTTTCTTGTTATCTAAATTTGCTATCTCTTTGAATTTGGAAAGAGATTCACACTCTTTTTTAAGCTCCTCAATCTTTTGATTGAGTTCTTGCTCTTTATTTACCGAGATTTCCAAATCTTTTTTCAAGCAGGTTATTTCTGCAAATTCTTTCTGTTTTAGAAAATCAAAAAATGCCATAATATTAGATAGATTTAGAATTATATTTGTGTTCTTTCTAACCTTCCTACAACTTTATACAAAAATTTAATTTGCTCCCCTTCTATCAGCATATCAGGATACTTTCTTCTGCCATCAGGGTTGATGGCATTGTTATATGAAACCAACTTCAATTTTCCATCTTCAATATAGATCATTTTTAAATACCGATCTTCATTTGTAATTACTACATAAGACTGCCCCCCTTCAATTTCTCGCTTATCTTTTATCTCTCTAACAAATACAATATCCCCAGAACTGTATTTGTCATACATAGAATCTCCATACACAGTCACTCCATAGCATCCAGAGAAATTTGGTATATTAACGTAGCCTAATATTTTATTTTCGTCTCCATCAAAACCAATTCCATGACCAGCAGATACGCGTATATCGAGTATTTTAATATCTTTTTCAGTTATCGGAACATTAGTAATGGGTACACTCTCGTTCGTCATGGTCCCATCTCCATTTATGATCCATTTTTCATTAAAGATACCTTTAAAGGCATTGCTGAATCTATTCACAAACCCCTCGGTAAGGAATCGTTCACTACCTTTCAATGCAGCAGACACATTAGAAGTTGTTGTTCCCATTCTTTCAGCTATATCTTTTTGAGTAGCTTGTATTGAAACATACCCTTTCCACACGAGATACCTAACAGCCTGATTCAATCTCTCCGATAATTCTTCCATAAAAGAGCACTGTTTTACTAATATAATTAGTATATTTGCATCGAAATCAAGTTGCGGATGATTTCGACTAAATTGTTTAACTGTTCCCGTAAGGGATTATATAGGCGACTAAACTTCAAACCGCAACTTTGGAGTTGGTCGCTTTACTTTATTACTATGGTACCTCTCTCTGAACGAACTGCAGATGAATATGCAGATGCTTATTTTAAGGCTATTTATTGTCACTATTGTCACGTGGCTTAGTACCCAGTCTTGCAATAACTGACATTAATTCATTGTACTTTATTATTTTCTCTTTTTCATTAACCATTGACAATAATCCTATAAGTTTATCCTTGCAGCTTTGCAGGATATGTATATCTTCGGGCGATTTAATTATTTCCAATAAAACCTTAACTATTACATTACAAGTTTCTGTGTCTCCTATATTTGACACATGAAATAATTCACTTATTCTGTAATAAAGAAATTGATACTCAATACCTAAAGGGTCTGATTTTAATAGCACATGATAATAATAATCAGATACAGCATGACATGTTATTGCATTATTCTTTTCGGCATTGAATACAGAGCTAACCTTTGTAGTCAATAATTCATCTCTTATTTTTCTTATATCAATAATAGAGAAGATATTCCAACCAATTAGCATAGTTACTAATAGTGCTAATATACCCACTATTACTCCTTGATAATCAAAGCCTAATTCTGGAACATGAGGGCACGCAATGCAGATTGCAATGATGCTTACTATTATTGCAATGGCACTCAATCCAAGCGCTATCCACACTATCCTATTTTCATGTTTGTTTTCTTTCTTCTTCATATAATAAGGTATAAACTACTCTAATAGTTAAATAATGTTTTTGTACTAACATTTTTAGTTCAAAGAAGATTTGGTACTAAAAATATTAGTATATTTGCATCATCAAACAGTGATAACCTAATCACTTTTGCAAAGAAACGAATTTTGCTTCTTATAAGCAATAGTATAAACATATTAAAAACGCACGATTATGAAAACAAGAGAATTTTTACACGAAGTAATGTCATTGGCTTGGCAGTTCGTAAGAAAGAATGGCTTTTCAATGTCTGAAGCTCTAAGGTCTGCTTGGGTAAACATGAAATTGAAAGCTGAGATGAAAAAGAAGATCGTCAAGTTTTATTTCAAAAAAGTAGACGGTTCTGTAAGAGAGGCGTATGGTACACTCAATGAAAAGTTGATGCCCGCCATAACAGGCAATGACAAGAGAGCGAAGAATGATACCGTCCAGACTTATTATGATACAGAGCGTGGCGAGTTCAGGTGCTATAAAAAAGCTAATTTATTATCAATTGCTTAATACTTACGATTATGACTACTTATGAATTAGAACAAGGTTTAAATGCTCTTCGCAGGGACTTGGTAGCAGTTGAGGGCATGGACGAAGAAACTGCTTGTAGAGTTTACAACGTAGATTGTAAGGCTGATATTATTGAGGTGATAAAAGAAGAGATTGAGACTTATGAAACTATTCTTTTAGGTTCTGACTCAGGCGAAGATAGCGGTATGGATTACGATGCTCTTTGTGAGGTTCAAGCTTTGAGCCGATACGCATAATACACGGTTATGCAACGCACGACAGCCCTACTGACGGATTGAACGGCAACCGATAGCGAGAATCGGGTAGGGCGCTATTGATTAAGCTCTTTGACAAGATTGTGAAAACCTTTACGGTGTAATACTATAAGCTGTACAAGGTTGACTAAAGATAACGAACGTACATAAGCAAGTTGGAGCTTGCGAGCTGTACAATGTATAACAATTAATAGAAAACACCGCAAAGAATCGTCCCAGAGCAGTAAGAAAACGGGTTGGGCGTCCGTACTGTTTTCGACCATATAGCCTGTACTGAACTTGAAATATGAGTTCTACCAAGCATAACAGCTTTTCTTCAATGGGGGTACAGGCACTAACTAATACACATAATTATGAAACTAATTCAATTTATCTTAGCTATACTGGTGACAATATGTGCTATCGGTATGCTATATGGGGCTATTACTGCTTACAGTCCTATGAAAACATTCTCTATTACAATAATGAGTATCATTTTTATTGGATGCGTTTCGTTTGTGATACTTGCATTCAGGGAATTAAGAACAAATTAAACGTCTGAGGGATGGTAGTCTTTGAGCTTGAACTCTGTATGCTTAGCGACCTACTATCCGGCCGATAGCAAGGAAATACCGTACAGGCAGACGTTTAGATGTTTTGTTTGTCGTGTTTTATTTTGTGTTTGTACTGGGTGTGCCGTTCGTGAGAATAGTACACCTTTCTTATCCCGGATGGTTAGCTTATCGGTTAGAGCTTCGTGTTGCGCAACCAATTGTTACGATTGAGAGAGGTTCGACTCCTCTACCATCCACAAATCATTAATTAAACAATAAGTTTTATGGCAACAATCAGAGAAACGATTTTAAAAGTAAAGCCGGGAAAACAGAAGATTATCCCGCTATCAGAAGTTGAGGTAACTGGCTACAGGCAAGAGGCCCATGAGATAAACAAGGAATTGAGAGAAAAAGGTGTTGTAGCTCCGGGTGGTAAGAATGTATATACCATTTCGAAGAATAAGTACACCAATTCTATGTATATCGTCAATAACATGACTAAGTAGTGGTCTAATTTACACGATTATGGAAAGAGTATTAACTGAACTAACACCCGAATGCGAGATTACAGCACGGATGTACGCACAAGGGTATGAAAAGAAAGAAATTGCTGATCTCAAATGCCGGGCGGTTAGCACGATAAACAACCAACTACAAAAAGCATTTGAGGTTCTTCAATTAAGGAACGGGAGAGAACTTGCAACGCTTGTGTTTGAGAGAATATCGGGTATAAGTTTAACGATGAACTTTTCCCCCATTGGCCGTACGGTGGTTGCCTGCTGTCTATTATGTGTGTTTTCTTTTTCGCTTTATCACGAACAAGGCGATATGAGAAAAGGAAGAAGAACGAGAGTGGAACGAACAGAAAGAATAAGGAGGTCTTATGATAATACAGATGCCGGAGGAAGTTTTATTTAAACTGGTGGACTACGCTAAGGGATTAGGTAGAAAGGAAGAACGCATTGATTCGTTCAAAGAGCCCAAATTTATAACCCAAAATCAAGCTCACATTTCTTATGGAAAGGGGAATGTTGCAAAATGGGTCAAAGAAGGCATTGTAAAGAGGTACAAGGATGCCGATGGAAAGGTTCGCTCAGGTGTTCGATACAATGTAGTTGAACTGGATGCGGCAGCTTTCAAGTGTAATTATATGAAAACGTTGTCTCCACTGGCGAAAGCTGAAATGAAAGAAATTAGTAAATAACCCTTTAAATTTTATGATTATGTCCTTAATTAAGAAATCGAATGAATTAGTAATCCCCACCACCGTAAAGATGATGATTTACGGTCAAGCAGGTATGGGAAAGAGTACAGTAGCATTGAGTGCTCCGAAGCCTTTGTTATTAGACTTTGATAATGGTGTTAAACGCATGAATATGGCGCATCTGGAAAACATAGATACCGTACAGGTCACTTCATGGAATGATGTTCAACAGGTTTTGCAAGAAGATTTATCGGATTATCAGACAATGGTAGTAGATACCATTGGGAAGATGATGGATTTCATTATTACTTATAAATGTGGTAGCCGGCAACCGTCTATCAGGGATTGGAGTGGTATTAATGCTGAGTTTTCATGGATGGCAAGAACACTCTCAAGTCTGAATAAGCATATTATTTTTGTCGCTCACCGTGATACGAGAAAAGAGGGTGACGATACAGTATTTATTCCTGCTTTGCGTGAGAAGTCCTACAACTCCATCGTTACTGAACTGGATTTGCTCGGTTATCTCGAAATGAAGAGCGAGAGAGGCATACAGAGACGCACTATAACTTTTGATCCTACTTCAAGAAATGACGGTAAGAACACTTGCAATCTTCCTTCAGTGATGGAGGTTCCTACCATCCTTGACAAGAATGGCAATCCGACTGCCAAAAACGACTTTATCACTACCAGAATAATCAATTCGTATTTGGGTATGCTTGCCGCCAAGAAAGAAGCACAAGAGAAATACGATAAGGTGATAGAAGAAATCAAAGAGAGTATTGAATTTATCACCGATGCCAATTCTGCTAATGAATTTGCTTCTCACATCAATGAATTTGAACACGTTGGTAGTTCTTTAATGATGGCGAGAAGCTTGTTTGCTTCAAAGGTGAAGGCTTTGGGGCTGGTCTTTGATAAAGAAACTAAAACTTATTCAGATGCAGCAGCCTAATTACCGCATATATGCAACACTTTTAGACGCCTTTTGGGGGTATCTGAATAGTGATGTGATTTGGGATAAGTATTGGGGATGGAGTGAAAATCCTCCCCATACCCCCGAAGAGTTTCACGAGCAACTGTTTCAAGAACTGATAAACTGTATCAATCGTAAACCTTTCGACAGTGAAGCGGCCGACAAGGGCACAGCCTTTAATGAGTTGGTGGACGCTCTTATAGAAAATCGCAAGCCGAACGGTATGGATGTAGAGCGAAACAAGGATAATACTTGCTATACGGTTGTTTACAATGACCGCACATTTGTTTTTCCCATTTCTCTTTGCCGAGAATTTGCTGATTATTTCAAAGGCGCATTAACCCAGCAGAGGGTGGAAGCGATTTTACCAACAGTCTATGGTAATGTTTTGGTTTACGGTCTGATTGATGAATTGATGCCTACGAGCGTTCATGACATCAAATCTACCGGTAGCTACACCGTAGGAAAGTTCAAAGACCACCACCAACACCTGTATATCCTTACGCACTTATGCAGAACGGATCGGATGTACGGACTTTTGAGTATAACATCGTAGAGTTTAACAAAGGCGGTTATGTGGTAGATACCTATACAGAGACGTACGTTTTCAACCCAGAGCGTGACATACCAATCCTCACTAACCATTGTGAAGAGTTTATCCGGTTCTTGAAAGAAAACAGAGAACTTATAACCGATAAAAAGATTTTTGGAAATGAATGATGGAGTTTATGTTGATGAAAAGGGTAGTGAGGTAATTGTAATCAATGGATTTGAATATTCACGAGAAGAGTTTAATACCATTGCTGATATATGTGGAGATTGTAATATATGATCTATGACCTCAAAAATGAATATCAAATACCCCAATTTAAAGAGTATGTAAACAAGTTGTTTAAAGAGCGTGCGGTAGTTGAAGTGAAAAAGAAACTCCCTAACCGCACGCTTGCCCAAAACAGCTATTTGCATCTTCTTTTAGGGTATTTCGGTAGTGAGTACGGTTGCAGTCTTGACGAAGCCAAGATTGACTTCTATAAGAGGACTTGTAACCGTGATTTGTTTGAGAGAAAAACGGTCAACAAGAAAGGTAATGAAGTAACCTATTTGCGCAGTTCTACCGAACTGACAACAGGTGAAATGACCCTGAGTATTGACCGTTTCCGTAATTGGAGCGCGTCGGTGGCAGGTATCTATCTGCCGGCTGCAAATGAACATCAAATGCTGATATACGCCCAGCAAGAAATTGAACGTAACAAAGAGTTTATTTAGCTATGGAAGATTTATTCGGAAATGAGATAAAGCCAATCAAGATATACAACCGTGATAGTGCCGGTAGATTTTCTGATGAAAAGACAGCGAAGTATGAGCGTGCTTTGAAGGATGCTGGCAAATACAAACAGATGTATCTTGCTGCTCAATCCCGAATGAAAGGAATGGCTAATATGCTGAGGATGAAAGAAGAACTAATTTCTAAAATGAAAAATAATGGATAAATTTTTAGGTCAAGAAATCCCCGAAAAGGAAAGATGGCAGTTCCTACAGGACAATGCCGATGCAGTGGAAGAGATTGGCTATACACATCGGTTTACACCGGATGAATTAGCACAAAAGAAAGAATCTCTTGCTGAAACCTCAATCAAAATCAATGATATTGAGATAGAGAAAAAAGAAGCTATGGAAGCATTTAAGGCTGAATTAAAGCCTTTAAATGAAAAAAAACAGGAACTTCTTGAAAACATAAAGAAAGGCTCTGAATATGTTGAAAATGAAGAGTGTGTGAAGATTCTCTATCATGAAGAAAAAATGGCCGGGTATTACAACAAACTTGGTGAGCTGGTTTATTCCCGTCCTATCATGCCGCAGGAAATGCAAAGAACTATTTTTAATATTAATCGTAAAACAGGAACAGAATCATGAGCGAAAACAAAATCAACTTGGTTGTGCCGAAAGATTATAACGGCAAACCTATCGAAGTAGTGTTAAGAGAAGGTGAAGCACCCGTAGCACTTGACCCGAAAGAACCGGAAAGAGTGGTTATCAATGGAACAATAGACGCACCTTTCAGATGGTTAGAGAAACGTGTCGAACTTATTAATCAGAAAGAGACGAACATTATCGTAAACCGTGATAAGATGGGGCTGGCTCTGACGATTGATGAAACCAGCTACTATCAGACAGAAATCAACGGCATTTTGCAGCCTTCAAAAGAAATGCTGGAGTTCGGCATCAATACAGATAAGAATTGGGAACCTATCAAATTGTCACAGTTTTTGAAGATGCACCGAGCTTTCTTTACTGACAAGTCGCAGAACATGATGCTTGTTTCTACTTTGAAGAGCTTCAAAGCAAAGGTAAACCAAGACATTGAGCGTAGTAAAGAAGAAAACGGAAGCAAAGTGGATAATTACTCACAGGTGGTTGATTCCAACCTTCCAAAATCTTTCAAACTAAACATTCCTCTTTTCAAAGGTTTTGCCAACGAAGAGATAGAAGTTGAGATTTACGCTGATGTGGACGGTCGTGATGTATCTCTTTCTCTTGTGTCCGCTGGTGCAAATGAAGCCATTGAAGAATACAAGAATAAGGTGATTGACGAACAACTGGATGCTATCAGACAGATTGCACCAGGCATTGTAATCGTTGAGGTGTAACAATGAGAAAGCACATTTATTTAATTCTGTTTCTGGTAGTCGGAATATCTATCGGAAACAGAATATTCAATCACCTCAACGCTTGGCTGGGCGTGGTAATAATATCAGCCACAGTGATTTATTTCGTTTATAAACTAATTAAAAATTTGAAGAATGAAAAGATTGATTAATCTAATGCTGGTCTGTATGACCTTAGTGGTATTTGCTTCATGCGAAAGAGTAGCCCCTAATTATGCCGGTGTTCTAATGGAGAACTATGGGAAGCAAGGAAAAGAGGATTTTAAGGTAGTGTCCGGTAAAGTTTCCACTTGGGAATGGGGCACTGAATTGTTTCAAGTTCCATTGTTTGACCAAAGAGGGGAATTTGCTGAACCTGTCACATTGAAGGCTGCTGATAACACTGAATTTAACGCACGTCCTACTTATTCTTATAAAGTTATCAAGAATAGAGCTATAGATGTTGTATTCGATAACAAACATATAGATAAAGCTGATACAGAATCAGGAAAAGACGGGTTTATGCAAAGCCTTGAAGATAATATACTTGAACCTCGTATTTATGATTTAATCAAAGAAGAAAGCCGTAAGCACAAGACAGACAGTTTAATGGCTGACGGTGGTTCTCTTCTTTTTGAAAAGCGGTTGGAGCAGATTGTGGATAAAGAATTTGAGAAAAGAGGGCTTCAATTGCTGACTTTTTCTGCACAGCTTGAATTTTCAAAGGCTGTGCGTGAGAAGATTGATAGTCGTAATGAGGTGAATACCAATATATCTGTATTAGACCAGCAGATTGCAGAGCAGAAGAAACGCAACGAATTGGAGCAATTAAAAACAGAACAGGCTTTAATTACTTCAAGGGGTTTGACTAAAGAAATCCTATATAAACAGTTTATCGACAAATGGGATGGGAAAACGCCAATTTACGGAGCTATTCCCGATTTGATTAAGTTACAGAAATAACTTTGTTAACCTGCCTGCTAGGTCTGTGAAGATATGGTAGGCAAACATGGAGAAGTGGCGGAATCAGTAGACGCACCACTCGATAATAGGAATGCCAACTTTAGATGTGGCGAGCTTGGCAACTCGTCCCAGTGCAAATCTGGGCTTCTCCACAAACTTGGGTTGGAAAGGGAACATGAAAGTATTCAGTTGCAAATGGATATTTCTGTAATGCGCATACAGATAGTGTTCCCGATGGAATAATGTGAGCCACACATAAATGGCATGGGTTAGTAAATAATGGTTGTGCCCCGGAGAATACGCTTCGGGGCTTTTAATTTGGTAAATCAGAAAGTATGTACTACATAAAAAGAACTAAGTCCAAGAAGAAAGACAAGCCTTTGCCTCTGTTTGATAAAGCAAGGATAACAGTAAAGAAGAAGCCGGATTTGAAAGCTAAACTCGATAAGGTTTTCAGCTTATATATCCGTCTAAGAGATAGCAAACCTTTTAATTACAGATTCTTTAAGTGCATAAGTTGTGGTGAAATAAAGCCTTTCGAGCAGGCAGACTGCGGTCATTTTCATTCACGCCGCCACCTCTCTACAAGGTTTGACGAAGATAACGCTCATGCCGAATGCCGAGCGTGCAATCGGTTTAGCGCAGACCATTTGATTAATTACGAAAAGAATTTGATAGCTAAAATCGGACAACAGAAATTTGATTTACTAAAAGTGAAAGCTGCAGGTACTTCTAAAATGTCTGATTTTGAGTATGAACAGCTAATCAAGTATTACAAGGCACTGAATAAGAAACTTAGGAAGGAGAAAGGATTATGAAGAAAGAAATTGACGCATGGGTATGGAATCCAGCAGATGCGCTATTCAAGCAAAAGAAATCAGAAAAAGCAATCGGTCATATTATCTATTGCGAATGTCCCGAAAAATGCGAGTTGTACGCAAAAGGTAATTGTGTCGCTTTTGATAATTATTGCCCTCATGGAAGCAGAGATCGAGTTATCGGGTATTCAAGAATGGCAAGTAAATTTCACTCATGGATAAACGAATTTAAAGAGAAACATAAAGATGTATATAAGTCAAAATTGACACAGCCCAAAAAGTTGGAATACTTTATGGATTTAGTCTATATCCCAATTTCATACTTAGGGCTAAATGAAAATATAGAGTTCGTATCTGGAGGTGGTTATTTTGCAAAAGGAAGGCCGATTATTAAACGAGAGCATTTCAATGCAGAGTTTATATCCAAGAAAATAATCAATTTTACTCCCTATGCTTTGTTGGGAGGAAGAATAAAAGATTACCAAGACAAGGAAGTGCCGAAATTCCTTTTATGGCTAAAGCAACTTGACAACGCTCTATATGAGGAAGTAAAAGAAATGAATCCAACCCATAGCGGATTTGTTGCCATGACCAATGTAGGTCGCAAAGCGATACTGCAAACATTGAATCCCAATATAGGTACATTCAAGGACATACACGGTGGAATATGGGTTTGGGATGGTGAGTACCTGCACTCTAACAATACACACGCTTCTTTCACACTTATTGAAACAAGGGAAATTCAAGAATGTAGGCTAAAGCCCAATGGAAATGTTGCGGTTAAGGTGTGTGATGACGCACAGGTAAATGATAATACAGAGTTTATAGATTGATATGTACCAACTGCGTGATTACCAACAGAAAGCCTCTAATGCAGCCGTTTCTTTCTTCAACAACAAAGCCAAGAAAACGAATGCTATCATGGTGTTACCTACGGGTTCGGGAAAATCGCTAATCTTTGTTATTATCGTTGGTGTTTTGATTATATAAATCTAATAGTATTCTTTTTATCTCTCTTGATGATTTGATACTTTGATAGATTTGATAGAATGAGAAGATTAATGTTAGAGCTAATGCGAATATAGATATGTAAAAACTTATATCTGACTTATTTAAGTATGTATTTACTAACTGATTCTTATTAGATAATTCATCTACTATTTTATTTATATCAGGCTGTATTGTAACATAATTAGAATCGAGTTTTGCTTTTATATTATTGAAACTATAAATTTGAGTGTTTTCTAATTTGTCAAATGGATTGATTATTTCATACTCGGAAAGTATCTTGTTTAATTTTGATATATATACGGAGTCAGTAGGGGTAGCTTTATATGAGTCTACAAGTATATCATTTAGAATAAAGGATAGGCTTGTTTCATTGCTGTAAAAATCTTTTGGTGATTCATTGGAAAATAGAGATTTCTTTTTAAAAGTTCTTGAATTGTAGATATGTTTTATGTTGTTTATATTTCCATTATTACGAATTACGTTAGTTATTGATTTGGTAATTTCATTTTTATCAACAAGTTTGTTTTCATTTATACTTGATAGTAGAATAACAAGACTACATAAAGATACTATAAGTGTGGTAATGAATGTAATCCAAGTTGTAATATCCCGTTTGGGTGAACTTATTTTATTAATTAAATACTCTCTTGCTTCAATACTATTAGTGAATACCTTTCTTTCTTTTTCGGAAATTCTAACAATATATTCTTTTTCACCTTTTTCATTTATACGTTCTTTTATTTTGGGGCTATACATAAACATAGTAATAGATTTTAATGATATATTTTATGTGTTTTGGATTGGGGGCGTTGTGAAACGCTCTCTTTCTTTTATTCTTTGATTTTGAGTTCAAGCGGTGTACCACACTTAGGGCATACAATAGCGGCATTGTCTTCTCTCTTTTCTTCATCTAATAAGTCAGATACAAACACATTCAATGCCTTTGCTATTTTTTCAAGGGTTTCAATGGTTGGATTGCCTTTAGATAACGTGTTTGCCAATGTAGAACGAGCTATACCAATTCTATCGGCTAAATCCTGCAAGGTTATACCTTGCGACTTGCAATGTTCTGTTATTCTTAAGTTCATAATTATGCTTTTATAAATACAAAGATATGCTTTTGTAATAATGTGTACTATTATGATAGTATTAATTCATGTTAATATACTATGTGAATAGTTCTTTTTGTTTTGAATTGTACTACTTAAATAGTATGTTTGCATTGTCAAAGTACAACAAAGTAGTATAAACACATAAAATATAAGTAGTATGAGCACAACATTTAGAAGTCAGATGAAAGAGGTTATGCAAATGGCATGGTCTTTTGTTCGCAAGAACGGTTATTCAATGAGTGAAGCGTTGAAATGCGCATGGGCTAATTTAAAACTGAAAGCGGCTTTGAAAGTGAAGATAGTAGAGTTTTACTTCAAAAAGACAGACGGTACGCTACGTCAAGCCTTTGGCACTTTAATGAGTGACAGAGTACCCGAAACAAAAGGTACAAAGAAAACGGCTGATAATTGCCAGGTGTATTTCGATTGCGAAAAAGAAGAATGGCGTTGCTTCAAAAAGTGTAACCTAATTAAAATCGCATAATAACAGTGGTAAACGAAATTAAGTATAAACACATAAATATAACGAATATGAAAACAGAAGAATTAGTAATTGACATGAATAACCTTTATGTACAGGGATTAATAAAAGTGATTAACGACTTCATGCTTGAAGAGGCAAGCGGTTGTATTTTTACAGAAGACCGTTTGAAAAGCAATATTGAGAAGCTGAAAGACGTATTTCCAGAAGAACGCAAACGGATGGTAATAGCCGGACGTGCACCAATGTTCTCGTCACCGACTTCGGGCTTGTATAAGCTGATATTTAAAAGCGAACCATACACGATTACTCAAAAGGCAACCTTAGCACGACTTTAAAGGCTGCCTCTATTACTCACTTTTAAAATGAAATAATCATGGACGAAATTTGGAAAGACATTGAAGGGTACGAAGGTTTGTACCAAGTGTCAAATTTAGGTGGGATTAGGTCTTTGCCAAGAATTAACCGATGCGTTGATAAGACATACATCAGAAAAGGAAAAATGCTAAAAGGCTCACCTGACAAGGATGGCTATTTATGTGTGCATCTCAGTAAAGGTGGCTTTCAACACAAATTTCTAATACATAGACTTGTTGCAAAGCATTTTATCAGTAATCCACAAAAATACCGACAAGTAAATCATAAAAACGAAATTGTTGATGATAACAGGTTGGAAAATCTTGAATGGTGTGATTGTGCATATAATATTCGGTATGGTACTGGTATTAAACGAAGGGCAAAATTGCAAACAAATCGACATGGAGCTAAAAAGGTTCTGCAATTTACGATGAACGGTGAGTTTATTAGAGAATTTCCATCTACAATGGAAATAGTAAGAGTCTATGGATTTAGGCAATCTCACATCAACGAATGTTGTCTTGGTAAAGCAAAGTCATCTTATGGATATATTTGGAAATATGCAGAATAGTAACATAAAATGCTTTGATTATCCCGAGCTTGATACGGTTGTTATGGCCCGTCCTACGATGTCACTTGCTATGTGGTATCAGATAGTTGGTCGGGCTATTCGTCCACATCCCCAGAAAGAGGTTGGATGGATTGTAGATTTATGTGGAAACATCAAACGCTTCGGTGAAGTATCTGATTTAAGGCTTGTTGATGGAAGCAATGGCAAATGGGCCGTTTACTCCAAAGGTAGACAACTAACTAATGTGAGATTCTAATATGAAAAGTATAAAAGAAGTAATTAAGGACATTGAGCATATTCCAAAGTGTCCCCAAAGTGGAGAATATAATCTGTATTACCTAATAAAATGTTTGTATGGCACGAATAAGAACAATCAAACCTGAATTTTGGGAAGATGAAAAGATAGGTAAACTACCAATTCCATGCCGTCTTTTCTTTATTGGTTGTTGGAATTTTGCTGATGATTTCGGAGTTATCAAAGGTAATGCTGCATTACTCAAGTCTCAAATATTCCCTTACGATGAAAATTTACGAGTATCTGAAATAAAAAAGTGGATAGATGCCTTAGTGGATGCCCGGATGTTAGTACCTATTATTCACGCAGAAGAAAGCTACTACTTTATCCGCACATTCCGTAGTCATCAAGTCCTTGATAAGAGATACGATAAGTCTTATATCGGTAAGGGTATAGTAAAAGAATTGATTAGTAAGGCTTTAAATGATAACGATGTGAACACTACGTCAACACTACGTGATAACGACGTGAACACTACGGAGGAAAAGGAAGAGGAAAAGGAAGATAAGAAAGAATCTCCTAACGGAGATAAGAAAGAAGCCAAAGCTTCTTCATCCGCTTCTTCAAATCCTGATTTTCTAAAATTCAATGACTGGCTAAAACGGAACGCTCCTTATTGCAGCAATGCTAAAAACTTCTCTTCCCAAATCACGGAAGCGGAGTTTCTAAAACTCAAAGAGAAATATACGGGTAAACAGATTGCTGACATCATCGAGCAGATAGAGAATCGAAAGGATCTACGTAAACGATATACTAACCTTTACAGGACTGTATTAAACTGGGCAAAAAAAGAATATGGAAATTAATGTGCAACTACGAGATGAAGATTCTGAGAAGATTGTCTTAGGTACTATTATCACTGAACGCAATGCGCTTGAAGAAGTGAGGGAGTTATTATCCAAGGATTCTTTCTATAATCCATTCCATCTTCAGATATACGAAGCTATCCTTCAAGTGGCATCGTCTGGCAGTCGGCCTGATGTGGTAGCGGTCAAGAATAAACTTATTGCTAATGGGGTGAAGTTTGACCTTATGGAGTATATGCGAATTGCTTCTAACTGTACTTTTGATTTATACCAGTATGCAGCACGGCTGCACGATCTGGCGATAAGACGTAAATTTTGGGATATAGGACAGTATCTTGTATCAAACTCTTATTCAGAAGCAGAGGATATTCTCGATGTCTCTAATTCGGTGAGTAATGAACTTGCATCGCTTTTCAAATCAAGTAGCACTACTATTTCAACCATTAACGATGGACTTGAAAGTGTATATGGCATGATAAATGATAATCTTTTAGGGAATAGACAATTAACGGGTATTCCTACTGGATTTGAAAAAATTGATTCAAAGTCAGGCGGATTGCAAAAATCAGACTTGATAATTATTGCAGGGGAGACAAGCCAAGGTAAAACATCTTTTGCGGTGTCTATTATGCGAAATGCAGCGTCTTTGGGCGCTAAGATAGCCATGTATTCAATGGAGATGAAAAAGGAGCAAATAACGGCTCGTATTCTCTCTATGGAAAGTGGGGTTCCGGCTAATCAAATCATGTATTCACGTTTGACTGATTCACAGATACAAGCGATAGATGTTGGAGTAGGTAAAATGTCGGGAAAGGGAATATACTTTGATGATAGAAGCACTTCTAATATTGATACTATCATTTCATCTATCCGATATATGAAATTGAAGTTTGGAATAGACGGTGCTATTATCGATTATCTTCAGATCTTGAATGTGAATATGAAGGGAGCTAATAAAGAACAACAGATGGGGGATGTGGCTAGGCGATTAAAGAACTTAGCTAAAGAACTTGACATTTGGATTATAGCCCTTTCTCAGTTGAATAGGGATACAATGAATCCGGTTCCTACATTGGGGCGACTTCGTGACAGCGGACAAATAGCGGAAGCTGCCGATGTTGTCATTTTGATCTATCGGCCTGAGGTTAACAATAAATCCTATCCGAACGATTTTTCTAATGTAGATACCAAAGGGACGGCTATGATAGATATTGCTAAAGGACGAAATATTGGACTTCTACGGTTCATATGTGGGTTCAATGCCGCTACGACTTGCTTTTATAATCTTGATTATGTCCCATTATTAGGAGGCAAACAATCTGGTGTAGAGGATGATAATCCATTTTAGATATGGTAGTTACAATTTACTGGGAGAACAAGTCTACTCCTGTTATCCGTAAGAGAATCTGTGATCGATTTGGCATTCCTCACTATATATCTGTAAATGGTGAGACTCAGGCAGAAATAAGTGAAGAAAATATGTCGGATCTGATAGAGTTGGTTAAACGAGGCTTTATAAGCTTAAGAAATAAATCATGTTAGTAGGAACAACAAATCTTAATACGACGCTCAATATGGCATACGTCCTGACTGACGTCGTGGAAACTCTTCTCTATGATTTGAGAAGTGAAATGGGAAAACAAGGCTATGAATTGCGTCATGATGCAAAACGCAACTTCAACACTGCGATTTCCTCCATCCGTAAATTGAAACTTGATGTTGACAAAACGCAATTATCCACACAGGAAAACTTCGGAAATGACTCTGATTGTCTTCTTGCCTTCATTAAGTTGTTAATAGATCGCTGCGGTGATGATGACAAGAAAATGTTTGAGTTTTATAATTATATCAAACGGTTCCCGTCGCAACTCGGCTTGGAACTGTCTGATGAAAAGTGTGTATTTGCGCATATTTTCGAGAATAAATAACCATCAAAACTAAGTAAATAGGAACATTATGGATGATAGATTATATCCGGTCTGTGAACTAACAGCCGAGCAAAAAAAGGCTTTTAACAAGCTAAAGAAAGCATATAAGGGGTGTGAAGAGGCAGGTATTTACTTTGCCAATAACTATGGTAATCTGATGGCTTTTGATAGCAAGTTGGTTGCTGGATATGGAGATGATAGCATTTCTCCAGGTGGTGAATATGAAGTAAGGCTTACCTATGGTTGCCCTGCGGATTCTATAAAAGTGGCTAATGAATGGGCTGATGATACCCATGTGCTGGGACTAACAAAAAAGGGTATGAAACTATATCTACAGGAGGAGGAAGAATGAGACTAATTACAAAACAAGCTGCCAAACTGAAAGAGCTTGAAACCAGACGGGAAAGGCTCGTTAATCGTGTTGCTAAACTTGATCTGAAAATCGAAGAGCAAAAAGAGAAGATTTCCCAGTACTATAAGAAGCAAGGTATTAACGTATAACTGAATAAGAAATGAATAAAATCGAAAGAGCTGCAAAGTATTACGTACAGCAAGAAGTTAAAGGAATGATAGATCATGATATTGATACTGGTGATATGAAACGTGCCTTCATTGCTGGTGTAGAATGGGCGGAAAAGAATAAGGTAAAGTCTAAACCCATGTGCCTTAAAGATAAGACAAAGGCATGTGATTTATGCCATGAATGTGATGTTAATGTGCTGAATCCGAATTATTAACGTAATACAGTTCAGAAAGGAATCAAATTATGGAAAAGATGTATGTTGTAAGAAAGAGGAATGGAATACTTAATCTGTTCATCGGTGGCCATGCAATAAAATTACCTAATACATGGGGATTCACTGACGGTGCAATTGTTGTTCGTTTGGATAAAGAAGATTTTCCCAATGTGAAATGGGAAGATGATGAACCGACGGAAGTTTTACTTGTCCAAAAGAAAAATAAATTCAAAGAATAATCCTCAAATCAAAGAAGATATGAAAGAATCACATACAGGCATTGGGATATGCCATTGTTACCAATGTCGAATGGATAAGAAGCATTGCAGTTCTAAAAAAAGAAAGTTTGAGAAACGGGCTATAAATAAGTTCCGTCGGAAACAATTGAAATTAGATGAAATAATAAAATGCAATCGTTTCGGAAAATATTGGGCTTGATTTCAATAAAAAATAGCCCGATAAAGAATTAAATAGTTAATAACCTTTTAAATGATACGATCAAAGCATTACAATTATCACAACCGGTCCAGTCCCGCCAAGCGAGAAAGGACTATATAAATCACTTCTGGCAGGAGATCGGCCGCCACGAATATGTATCTGACCGGCCGCATGAAAACATTGGAGATCATGAAACTCACCGGACATCGGTCAGAGCAAAACTTTTTCCGGTACATCCGTTTTACAGGAGATGATGCCGCACGAGCGATCAGTGGAGATATGTTTTTCAGAAAATAAAAATTAACTCAATAATTATGATAGACAATGATTTATTGACAGACTCAATAAAGTCTGCTTTGAAAGTTGAGTTCCTTTCGTCAAGTAAGGAACTTTTTTTGTATTCTAGAGCACTTTACTCGGCTGCAATCTGGGGGAGGAATATTGATGAAAGAAACAGGATTATTCAGGAAAGAGATAAGTCTTTAAAATAGAAGAGGAAGAACCAGACCGCACGACCAATCAAGATTCTTCCTCTCTTACACGATTATGATGCAAATATACTATTTACTTTTAAAATAATCGTGTTATGGTGAGAGAATTTTCAGCAATATCGGAGCTTAAATCTATCAGAGAGCAGAAATTAAGACTCTCGGAGAGAGAGCAAGAACTGATCAAACCTATTTTATCGGATCTTAATATTATTCCTGTAATATACAAATGGTACTGTGAGGTTGTGGGGAATTGCGGATTACCCGAAAGAAGGGCCGGTGCCAGCTTCCGCCAGAAATTCATTTTCATTATTCTGTTTCTTTATTCCCCCAGTACATTGGCTGGTGGTAAGATTGCAAAGGGGATTCGTGATATGCTTGCCGGTATATTGGGCTTTAAAGCTCCGACAGGAATTTCTAACCTTTGCGTTGATGTCATGTTTTACTATAACAATTATAAGGATTATCGTGCAGATATAGACTATCTTTATACCGAGATTATTAATCGGTTAAGATTCAAAGGGCTAATCAATCAGCAAGCCGGAGTTTAATGCTCCGGCTTGCTGATTAAAGATGCAAAATTGGGATATTTTTTTCTTGTATCGTTAATAATTTGAGCTTCTACAGAGGAAGGGGATGTTTGTAATACCTTCCATGGTATGCTAATTCCGCAATTACCACATTTATAATCACTGTAAATGATGTTTAAGATACCATGTCCGCAATTGGGGCATATTATGGAAAGGTCTTTTATATGATATTTTTTCTTTTTTTTGTCATAATCCCATATCCATGTCCATTTTTGGTTTTGATATATCCCTTGTGTAAAATCAATAAAAGGAACTTTGGGATGATATTTGTTTTTATAGACCGCATAACAAAAAATACAAGCTATTATTCCAATTAATATTAACCAAATTGGAATTTGAAATAATAGTATTTTATTGATGATACTTATTGTTGCAAAATCCTTTAACCACCAAATAAAGGATGCTATTAATGAGCAAGATATACCTTGAAACCAAATATTATTTATAATATTCCTCCAACTCATATTCCACATTTCTTAATTTCATAAGAATATACATAAGCGTTTTTTGTTTCATACCGCCCATCATCCTTCATTTGGTTGTAAATAGATTTGATACATGATTCATATTGCTCTTGATGTGCGTTTGAATTATATGGAGCAGATTCCGATTGATATACTACTTCTCCAAACTTTGCAGTTACAATTAATTTTTCTTTCAT